CTTAAAAAGTTAACTTCGCTAAATAATGATAAGAACTACAAAAAACAAATTGTAGATCATATTATAAACTTTACAGAAGAATTGCAAGGTACAGCGGGAACTCAACTAGGACAAGTTCAAGGCGCAAGTCAAGGAGGAATAGATTCATACGATCTTCCTCTTGGTGCTAAAAATAAAAGGAATACAACAATGATTCGAAGACGCGGCAAAATGGTAGGAAATCCACTCTTCACAATGAACAATGAAGGATATTCATTAGCAATCAACGGTTCTCTTCCAGAGGAAATCAATACTGCTTTGACGGAAAATGGTATTGTTGTATTGGAAAACTCGGAAACAGAACAAATGATGTTCTTGGTTCAAGATTGCACAAAACAAGATGACATGCTAGATGAAGCAATGGATGCAGTTGGAAAAGAAGACGATGATGTTGACAATGATGGTAAGGTAGATGATTCGGATTCATATCTAAAAAATCGTCGCAAGAAGATTGCAGCATCTATAAAAAAGAAATCAAATTGATTCTTTAATTTTAGAAAACAAATATTTGCAAATGAAATACGAGTCCGCGATATCAGAAATCGGACTCGTTATTTCTTTTGGTCCGTTGTTCATCGGATAGAACATATCTCGCAAACTAACATTTGTTTCTGCTTCAAAGAAAGAATATACAGAACTTTTATCTGCATTACCTTTACTCGTTGCGAACTTCTTAACTTCTGTTGGTGGAATAATTGATACTGGTATTCCTTGTTGAAATAATTTATATTTCAGTAGTCCAGTATTTTCTGCTATTTGAAACACACGATTACTTTGTGCAGCATATGCATATCCTTCAATTGCAACCTGTTCGCACCCAAGTAATACTTCCATTCCCCAATCCGCAATGCTTTGGTATCTTTCTATTTCATGGTTGAAATCATCAAAGTTTTCACCAATGATATTTGTACCAAAATATGTGGCAAATTTCTTTGTGTTTGTTAGGAAATAAAAAGTGCAGTCCTTGAAGTTAAACTTCTTTCCATCTCCATTGTAAATGCAGATAGAAGGACCGCACAAAGAATAATCTACACCACCTATTAACATATAGTTATTTAGGTAATGTAAACTAAGATGAAGAATTAAATGTTTACCGAGTACGAATGCCAGGATTGTAGTTATAAACATTCATGGGATACGGGATAGGTGCTGCGCCAGGAGTGGTTACACAACCTGGAACATAATAAAAGTTAGGGTATCCATAATACACAGAACCATATCCCCACCCATATCCATAACCACCATAACCTCCGTTGATGATAGTTGCGTTGTTGGTTCCTTCAACTCCACCTATATTGAGATTTCCTGTGATATTTGGGTTATATCCATAACCATTGCTCTTGTTGACATAACGAACAATAGAGCCATCGGTTTTATGAATCTCTGTAATGATATCAGTCTGTTGAGGTTGACAAGCACACAGAGTGAACAGAAAAAGAATAAGGATGACAGTCAGAGTGTTCTTCATGCACTCATTATATCATCCCTATCTCAGCTGTCAAGCGAAATTACTTATTCCAAGGCAATTTCTTATTGATCCAGATTCAAAGGGTTTCCTTATGTTAAATCTACAATCTCGCACTTATCACCAGTGCAACTAAAAGTTTGTGTTCCTGCTGTTCTATCTTCCTTTTCGTAATTCTTAAGCAAAGTCCAATCGACATTCTTAGGCATCTTTGCAGAAAGTTCTTCATACTGCTCTTTGGTGCAGTCCTGATATGGTGCTTGCTTGTAACTATGATCGGAGTGTGGTAGGAACGAACAACCACTTATTTCATCAAAATGATGGTACACAAATGCTCCCACATCCATCCATTCGTGTTCTTTAACGGTAATAGTAACCGATGGTTTATGTTCACACCATTCATTCTGATATCTTAACCACAACTCAAGTTGTTGAATTGCAGTCATATCGTTGCGGGTTACACAACCTTCAGGCGACTTCATCGGAAAAGAGAATACCATCATATGATCGGGTTTCATTGCACACGGTTCCGCAGGGAATCCCAATTCGATCATCATTTGACAGAGTGGATCCTTGCGATCTGCGCGAACAGTGCGAATATAATATTCGTTGTGACGAGCATGAATACCAGATGCTGCATCTACAAGCTGTGATACTGTGCCAGATGGTTTTACGCAAGTGATAGCTGCAGCAGGATTAATACCAATCTTTTGTGCATATTCTTTATTTACAACATATGCACAATGACGAAGATCAGTTAGTATGGAACCAGGTTCACGCATTTCCTTGTTGTCGGTGATACCCGTTAGAGAAACACCAAGAAGTGCCTCTTCCTTGCAATTTTTTTGCCATTCAGATGAAAGATATGGGAAGTATGTAAGAGATGCTTGGAATGTTCCAAGAATTGTAGCCAATCTTACCTTACGCAGAAGAGAAGTAAGATTGTCTTCTGGACGAACTACAACCTCAGTAAGATTGCAAAATTCGCGGTCGCGTAAAATAATTTCACTGCAAGGATTTGTACCAAACTCATAGGATGAGTCACGGCGATCTCCAAGTTTGTTAACAGTTCTACGGCAGGCATCACGATTAAAAATACCGCGTTCTCCACTCTTTGACTTATAGAGGGAAACCCACTCATCCATGAACGCTCCTATTTCTGGTTTTTCTTTGTATGCAACGGAATTATTGGCAAGAGCGCGTTGTGGATTGTCCTTCCACCATGCTCCACTTTTTGCTTCTTGCATTCTTTCATCTGTGAGATTACTAAGCGATATAAGTGCGGATCTTCGCACACCTCCGACAACGACAATCTCCGCAACTTTACAGATAATGTCATGACATTCAATTGAAGTGAGTTTGCGTCCAGCAGCTTTCTTAAAAGTTTTAATCGTGAACCTAAACAAATCATCCAACGGCGCTGGTCCTGATGCCCTGCCTCCAAATGTCTTAAGTCTTGCGCCAGCAGGACGAACCTTACTAAGATCCCATTGCGGCACCTGGCCTCCAATAAGTAAGGAAACCAGTTCTTTATAAGCCTTTGCCCAACCAGCCTTAGAATCCTGCACCACAATAGTAGTGTGGGAAGATGTGAATTGTTCTGCAATTGTGGGGAGTTTTTCAACATATTGCCTTTCTACGCTGAAACCGACGCCAGTGCCGCACATCAATATGTAGAGAATTTCATCGAACGCACGAACGCGATTTACCGCAACATACGAGCAATTATACCCTGCCGTGTTATCTCTCTCAAGTGCTTCCCCTGCGGTCATTAATGCTCGCATAGAAGGCATGATTTCTAAATTAAGTACTGCATCAAAGAGTTCCTTCTCCAATACGGGATCTAATTCATAATTTTGATTTTGCTTTAAATGATTAAGGAAGAAATTAAAGTAACGACTTACTGTTTCATTCCATGTCTCTCGTCTGTTTTCACTTTCAATCCACCTCGAATAACGACTAAGATGAATGAAATCCTGATAGAGTGTTGGTAAACTCATATAATGTAACTCTCCTGTGATGTTGTAACTAATTTTGTTGGTGATGATATTTATATCACAAACTAATTGGCATGTAAAGTTTCTTTAGAAACTTCCCCCATCCAATGACGATGCCAACGATATCTGTATTGTTGAACTTGTTGGTGTCGTAACAACAATATCATTTCCTGCTGTAATTGAAACTGCGCCGGTTAATCCATTTAAACTACTTATACCAGCGGTAGCGCCTTGATCTACAGCGAGAGTAAGTTTGTTGCCGCGCTCTTGTGTGACAACAAAACCATCAGTAAAATTTAAACTGCGTAAATTTTTAACTACTTTTTCACCATTAACAAAAATATCAACATTTCCACCACCACTACTCTGTGCGGTATAGCCTTTGGCGGATGTTTCAATTAATTCCTGAAAAAACTTTTGTTCTACACTTAAAGTTTTATCTTCAAGTTTAAGTGGATAAATTGCGGCTGCAACACCAACTTCCCCTTGCTCACCTTTCTCGCCTTGCGGACCTGGTTCTCCCCGATCTCCTTTTGAACCTTGATGACCTGCAACACCTTGTGGACCGGGTTCTCCTCGTTCCCCACGATCTCCTTTAACACCCGTTTCTCCACGGGATCCTTCTGGTCCGATTTGACCGGTTTCTCCGCGTTCGCCGCGTTCTCCCACATCCCCCTTATCTCCCTTGT